GTTAATACTCTGATATTGAATGGCATGACACGCATCTAACGTTTCTTCAACAATATCAGTTCCATACTTCTCTTCACATTCTCTTATATATCTCTTTGCAAACAATAGATAGTCTACAATAGCATCTGGTGATGTCCATTGCTTAAACAAATAGTTGTTCTTAAAGAAATGATTATGTCCAAATGCCGCGTGGGCAATTACGAGAGATTGAGTCGTCATGGAATTCTCTTCCATGAGATAGTTTATACAAGGATTAGAGTTGATAACCAACTCATATGCTAATCCCATTGCGCCTCTACTGTATTCTTTTTTATTCTGAATGAAACTCTTACCAAAACTCCAGTGATTATACATTAGGGGCATACCAACACTGGAATATGCATCCAACATTTGTTCTGCTGTAATAATCTCTATTTGATTTGGAAAACAATCCAGTCCCATATCATTAATGGCGATTTCTTCACACTCGTCCATCATACGATATAACTTATCGTAATTCCAACTAGAACCCGTATATATTAACTTATCACTCATTTTTGATTGCGCCCTTCGTCTTAAATATTTCTCTAAATACTGGATATATGTCAGTTGTATCTTCTATATGCTTGGTTATAATATTTTTGTGATTTGCTTCTAACTTCACATACTCTTGTAACAAATTGCCACTATTGTAGTATCCGTGGCGTTTTGGACCAACTTGAATATAACTAAAATATTGAGTTACAGGTAAAATGTCTTTAGAGAGAACATTAAGTAATTCTTCGTTATCATTATCCCAGTTATCACCATCACTTGCTTGTGAAACATATATGTTCCATTCGTTTGGTGAGTAACGGTCATTTATAATTTCTTTCGCAAGTTTAAATGCACTTGAAACTATCGTACCGCCATTTTCTTTGTTATTAAAGAAATCGTCTTCAGTACATTCTTTTGCTTGAATATGATGTCTAATAAAAATACATTCTACTTTTTTGTATTTTCGAGATACAAACAAGTTGAGTAACATAAAAAAGCGTTTTGCTAAGTCTTTATGTTGTTGAGACATACTTGCACTAACGTCCATTACAAAGAATACAACCGCTTGTGAAATTGGTGCTGGTTTCTTGCTGAAATTGTTATATCGTAAATCTACTGGGTCAACAAATGCAACTGCGTTTGCACGAATACGTAATTTGCGAATTTCTTCTTCAATTTCTTGATATCGTACCCATTCTTCTGTTGCTTCTTTCTGTTTTTGTGTCGTCTTATAAAAGAACTTATTAAGATTATCAAGTTCTTCTTCTAATTCTCGTATCTTTTTTAGTTTTGGAGTCTTTAAAGCAATCTTACGACCAATAGAATTGACCATACTCTTCTCTAAATTCATCTGTGTTGGATTGCCGTCGTTTGTGTAACCACTACGAGTTAGTTCAAATCTTTCAACTGATTTGTTTTCTTTGGAAATCATATGAGGCAATTCTAGGTCTTCAAACAAAATATTAACAAATTCGTCATTGCTTAGTGCAAAACCAAACTCATCTTCTCCCATACCTTCGTTACTTGCTTTTCCTTCTCCGCTGCCGCCACCAGAGCCACCTTTTGGTTTCTCTAGTTGGTCTCCTTCAACGAAATCTTTATTGCCAGGAAGAACTATATCTCGTGAACCAGAACTCGGATCATGTCCGAACTGTGGCTCTGATATACCCTTTCGATTGATTACAATATTTTGTGCATCACCAGAGCCACCAATACTACGTTTATCTAACGTATCATGGATGCTCTTTCGAATTTCCTCTCTAGTTCGCTTAATGAACTTTTGACGATTGTCAGAAGACTTAGAACCTGGATTTTTTCTTCTGTCTATAATTGTGTTTGCCATAAAAGTCTCCTCTAGTTAGACTTCTGTACTCGCATATACCATTCTACTAATCGTTTAACTTGACGAGGCGTGTATCCTTTGTCTACCATTCTATCTATGAAATCATCATGTTTAGATTGGTCTTCTTTGTTCTTCTTACTACCGAATGAAATAACTGGAAGTAATTCTTCTGTTCCTGCGAACATCTTGTGTTCAATCACTTCTTTCATCTTTTCGTAAGCAGTCCAAGGTGGATTCTTTCCTTTATATTTGCTTCTTGCACGTAGTACCCAATTCACAACTTCATTTCTGAAGTCTTTTGGATTGACAATTCCCGCTGGTTTCTCAATTTTCTCTAGTTCTTCATTAAGAATAGAACGGTCAAATAAGTTGCCAGTGTCAGCATCTTTATAATCAATGTTCTGAATCCAGTGGTCAGCATAATCTAAGTATCTGTCAAATAGATTTTGACCATACTCGTTATAACTCTCTAAGTATGCTTTTTGAATTTCTTTTCCTACTTGTTCACTATATTTAACACTTAAATGGTCATTAATGAATCCTAGTAGAATATCTTCTACTTCTTCCGAAAATTGTTCACGTTTAATTGCAGTTTCTAATACATACATTAGATGTACTGGATCTGCCGCGATTTCTTCTGGATCAAAGTTGAATGTTTGAGATAGAATCTTAAATGCGAAACGAGTACTCATACCTTTCATACCCTCGTCTACCCCTGCAACATCCTTATATTCCTGCATACTTTTCGCTTTAGGGTCTACATCGTGTAAGTTTTCACCATCGTAAACTCTTAATTTCGCTGATAAATTTGAGTTCTTATGCTCTTTCAAACGTGATAGAACAGAGAATTGTGCTAACATATCTAGTGTATGCGGCGCACATTTGCTGTTATCTAATCCAGATGAATCTAACATCTTCTGATAGATATCTGTCTCTTCTTTTATACGTAAGCAATATGGAACTTTAACAATGTATATTCTATCTAAGAATGCTTCATTGTTCTTGTTGTTTCTAAATGTTTCCCATTCACTCTCATTTGAGTGAGCAACTACGATACCATTAAATGGAATTGCTGAAATACCTTCAGTTCCCATATAGTTACCTTCTTGTGTTGCTGTTAATAGTGGATGCAAGACTTTAATTGGTGCCTTAAACATCTCTACGAATTCCATGAGACCTTGATTACCACGACATAACGCACCAGAGAATGCATATGAATCTGGGTCATTCTGTGAGAAATATTCTAATTTACGAATATCAGTCTTACCAACTAATGCTGAAATATCTTGGTTGTTATCATCACCTGGTTCAGTCTTCATTATGCCTTCTTGCTTTAACTTAGAAGGATATATTTTCACTACATTAAACTTTGAGATGTCTCCATCAAATTCGTCTAATCGTTTAACTGCCCATGGAGACAATAATCCAGTAAGGTAACGTGTTGGAATTTTAAATTCTTTTTTGGCATCTTTACCAAATTCTTTAGGTTCAAACAATCCAAGTGGTGATTCAAATACTGGTGAAATTTCATCACCTGCTGTTAATACGTAAAACGGCTCTAGTTCCATTAACTCTTTTAATCGTTCTGCTAATGATGACTTACCGCCACCAACTGGCCCCAACAGATATAATACTTGTTTCTTTTCTTCAAGACCTTGAGCAGATTGTCTAAAATAAGACACTAATCTCTCAATGGCTTCTTCCATTCCGTAAAAATCCGAAAATGCTGGATAAACTTTGATTGTTCGATTTAGAAAGATTCGGCTTAATCGAGCATCAGTGCTAGTATCAACTACATCTGGTTCTCCAATTGCTTTTAGTAATCTCTCTGCCGCTGATGCGTAGGCTGACTTATCTTTCTTACACAATGTAAGATACTCTGCGAGTGTCATTTCATCGTGTGATTTTGTAGCGTACACCTCTGTATATTTCTTTAATAACCCCATCTTTAAAAATTCTCCATATATTAAATATTGTCTTGCTACTGTAGTTATGCTTTTAAATCTTCACCACTTGAGGAAGAAGAATAAAACATTTTCCCTATATTGCCGTTAAATGTATAATGACCAACATGGTCTAGTTTCACTAACGGGTCTAACCAAATCTCTCCACCTAGTTGTTGCCATCTTCGACAAAAAGCATAGTCTTCACTGAGATATCTCTTTGTATCTTCTTCGTGCATACAATCAAAAAATAGATAAGTCCACTTCGTAAATTCTTTTTCAAAACGTAAATCATTATTGAAATACAATTCAGGATAAGACTCTACCATTTTTTCTATAACACTTCGTTTGATAAGCATGAAGCCTGTTGCGGCATCTTTAAGTCTTACCAATCCATCTTCAATGTGTAAATTACGTGCATCTGTTTCTTCGTTATAATCCCAATCTGGATTCATGGCATAATTTGCCGCAGTATCCTTGATTGATTGGTCGTCTAAACCTCTTTCGACTGCATCTTTTATAGAATCCCAGTCTAATTCTTTTTTTGGATATGCACCAACTATGACATCTTTGTCGTGCTGTAACATATGTAAGATATCTGTTGCATCAAAATTAATATCAGCATCAATGAACATCATATGTGTTGCATCTGGATTAGCCATAAAATAGGCTACCATATGACATCTTGCACGTGAAATTAAACTTTCATTTGCTGATGTTGTTAGCGAATATGGAATATTATATTTTGTAAACATCATGTGACCTTTAGTCCAAGAGCGAAAATATGGTTCTGAAATTTGACCGGCAAAACAGGGAGTGCAATAATGAACATGAGTCTTCTTAATAAAATCTAAATCTATTTCTTTTCTATATTCAGCCAGTTTTTCTACTATTGCCATTTATCTACCTATTGATTATTTTCATTGCTTTTCTTTTTCTTTTTCTTTTGGTCTTCTATCCACGCTTTTGCATAACGATTTGATGGTGGACGACTGATGAACGCGGTAATATTTTTCTCAACTACTCTAAAATTCTCTGCTCTATCTGGGTCTTCAAGCCCGCCATTATTATCAACGATTTGAAACTTTCCATCACCGAATAACTGCTGAAATTTCATCATGTTATTCTGCACTGCATTCCACATTTTTTCAACTTCTTCGGGTTTAATTGTTCTTCCTGGTCTAGATAGGTTTCTTTCCTGTGCGATATCTAAACTTGTATTAACAAAAACCATCATACATGAATAGCCCATGTTCATTAATTTTTCTTTTGCTTTTGCAATCTTGGTAACATCTCTTCCAGTACCATCAATAATTAAACCGAGTCTGCCTTCAAGATATCCATCTTCCATTGTTCCAGTCATTTGTTTTGCTTGATTTCGAATTTCTTGTCCTTGGGGACTATATATGACTTCTGAGTCTTCAAAGTCTAATCCTGCTTTGCCCATTTTAAACTCAAATACATCATCTGAATTTACTATTTTTAAACCACCACCTTTTAATATTCTTGATTTTGCAATATAAGACTTACCACTGCCGGGTCCACCAGCCATGAATACTGCTTTGAAAGTATGAGGGTCATATAGTCCCTCTTCGATGTCTGTGATTATTTCGTTTACCTGCATGGTAACACTCCCAGTAAAATGACGCTATATTTTATAGTATTTATCTGGCTTTGTTGTTTAGTTGACATATAGTATAGTATAACACTAAACCACCCCACTGTCAATACTCTTTTCTTTAAAAGTCGTCTGAATCAGAAGATACACCTACTGAAATACCTGAAGTTCTATTCCACCACTCGACCCTTTCAGGACTCTCATATATCTTAGTCTTTATACTTTCCCATGCGATTTTAGTTTCTGCTAGATTCTTAAGTGCAGAATCATACTTTCTTTGCATTTCTGGTTCTCCAACTACTCTCCAATTGTGCTTGATAATATCTTCTGAGTTTTTATCAACTTTACCATCTTTAGAATAATATGCAAAATTTTTGTTTTTGGAGCCAGACCTCATATTTTCGAAAAAGTTCTTCACCACTCTGAAATTACGACCTAATTCTTTATATAATGCTTGTAGTCTAATTTTCATTGCTTTTTGTTCTTTAGTTTCAAAAATTCCAACGAGTATCTTTCTATTTAAATCAGTCATCAGAGTACCTTGCGATTGTATATACGCTTTTTGTTTAGGAAGCCATTTAGATTTTGCTTCATAAAATAAAGGGGAAGTAACTGGTAATTTTATAGAACTTTCACTATTCTTAGATAAGTCAGACTCAGCGAATCTGGCACGATATGCAATCTCTTCTTTTTCAGTCATTTTTCCATTTGTAAATTTTTTATAATCTTTAAATTCGGTTGCTGTAACTTTTTGACCCTCAATCGTATAATTACTCTGATAAATTTTAGTGTGTATAGTTTCATCTTTAGGAATATTTTCTTTTGCCGCGTCTGTGAGTGGAGACTGAGGAACTCCTGGATTAAGTTTTGCTTCATCACGTGAGTATTTCATTTCTCTTTTTACTTCATCTGCGTTTGCTCTATTGTCTGTGGTTGTTCCTATCATATGAGGAGGTCCTGAGCCGAGTGGTTTATTCAACTGAGTGACTGCATCTTTCATAACAGTAGTACCAGTATTCGTTAGTACGTTTCTCTTACAAGGATCTGTTGCCGCGGCGCCAAGAATCAATGCTAATGCTTTTCTCAAAAGTTCGGCTGCCATATCGGCTAGAGCCAATATTTCACTTGCAATTTGTGTTGTTATATCAGCGATTGCATTTATTACTTGTGCTACTATTCCAATAATACCACCTAATAGTTTTATTCCAACACCAACAATTGCGGCTATTATATCTACAACAACACTACCTGCCCCGATAATTGCGTTATAGATACTAGTTAATAAAGATATTATGCCCGAATCATTTAGGAACGTGGTTATGTCGCCAACTGCTTGGTCAATAAAATCTAAAGTACCATCAAATACACCTGCTAATAAACCCATTAACTGATTAAAAAATGAACAAGGATCTCCTTGTTCTCCAAACTGTTCATTCATTGATGCTAGTGAACTTGCATCTTGCATCGTGGATGGTATGTTTGCTGTCTGGTTATTTGTATGATTAGTAAGAGAATTATACATTCCAATTCCCAATGCTGATAGTCCTGCAATCTTTAGAAATTTTTCTAAATCAATCCCTGTTTGTGATAAAACTCCTGCGAATATTAGTGCTTTATCAACATCACTAAATCCAGAAAATGCGGTATTTATATCTCCTATTTTACCAGCACCTGCTGATGAAGCCAAAGAAGTAAATAACGAATTTCCGTAGGCGCCTCGTGCCGCATATGGATTACTAAAGTTATTCGCCGCTATTTCATCTGCGATAGAGTTTAACGCCGCTTGTCTATTATACTGATGTTGTCTTGCTTCTAACTGTGCCATTTCAAGTGGCGTTAAGTTCGAGGCTGAAACTGCTTCAGAATATTGTTTTGGAGTTAAATTTGTACCAGAGAATGATAACGACCCGCCACCATTCGTAACAAATAATTGATATAGTCTTTCAATTTCCGCTTCACTAGCCATTTATTATCACCTTATTTGCACCTGATGTAACTATCACACCACAAGAATGACTATCACTTACTCTTCCTGCTGGTTGGTTATTAATGAATACATTGTGCGAGCCTTTTACTAATTTAGTAACATGTGGTACACAACCAACAAGAGGTTGAGGAACACCATGGGGTAGTGTATCATCGCCAACACGATATGCTGGTAAGCCTTGAATAATCACGTTATTGCTCCCTGGTCCGCATTGTCCAGGCGCACACGGTGAGTGTGGTGATATTGGGTCAGTTGTTCGTGCGGCTTGTGGCATTATTTTACAATGCCTCCTTTTGCGGGAACTATAATTCCAGATGTTGCTTCAATATATGACGAAGATGTTGCTTCATTCGTTTTTAGTACAGAAATAATCTTTCCTGTCTTAAACGATACATTTTTTTCACTATCACCTGTTACAGTGAATGTCTGAAATGCCGCACCTTGTGGTCCTATTGCTACAGTTAATGGTTTCGTAAGAACAGTAGAACTATCATCTTCTGATACAAATTTACCCAAGATTTCTTGTCCTGTCTGTAAGTATACCGTTACTATATCACCTGAATCATATGTTTTCTCTTTTAGCATTTTTTTACCTTTAGTTATAATATGTATTTATTTATATAATTATATTCACACTTAATTATTTTAAGATATACTTATATCTTCATATGTTACTTGAAATGGAGAATTTGTGAATTTGTGATTTAATCGTAACTGAAACGTTACATAGTCCATCGTTTTACAGTATAACTAATTTCAGTTGTAAAACCAGCATCTTGTGTGTAATTAATCTTCATATTAGTGCCATCTATAACTGATGTGAATTCAATATTAGAAAATTCGCCCGATTCAACAGTTCCTATTACACCCGCATCTTGCCAGATTTCTGTATTATCGTCTGTAAGTTTAATCAGGTTTGTTAGTGCAGGTGTTACTGCCTCGCCGTTGATAACTCTAATTGTACCAACACGAATAAATGTATTTGTAGCATCTGTTTGTTTCAATGAGTAATCGATAAAGAATGAAGTAGAGTCTGTTTTAGCATATTTTAGAAATGTGCCAGATGTAGTTGCTAGTTCTTTCTTAAATAAGTCTGGTCGTCTGCCATCTGCGGCTGTATGTGTTTGCAAGTGCATATTAGCATATGCTTGACTGAAACTATTCTCTGTGAGAACTTCTACATTCTCTCTTTGGCTACCAAATATACTTACATCAAATGTGGTAGCACTTGTCATAAGTGCAATAAGTATAACAGCACCACTTGTATCTGCATCGCCAGTTCCTGTGCCAACGCCCGTTGCAGTGAACACTGTGTCAATATTGCTATCAGTTGCGCCAACTAATGTAAAGTCTGTTGTACCTACTGTTTTTATTGTATATACAGAACCAACTACAAAAGCACCCGCTGTAATTCTTACGATAGGTATGTTTTTGATTATTAAATCTTCGTCTATTTCTAAACCGTTTAATGGAGCAGTGTATGTATCTAATTCTGTTTGAACAATTGCGTGTGCATTTGCAAATGGGTCAAATACAATTTCATCATCCTTGGGGCCAGTACCAACATATAACTGACGTGTGTCAGTAGTATAACCTAATTCACCAGCATCTAAAGTATTTCCTGATATCTCAGACCTAGCGCCTCTTCTTAATAAAATTTTTACATTTGTTACTGCCATAACTTAATCTCCAACTAATTACATGTATTTATCAAAATACGCGGAGACCTTATTTGCCCAGGCTATTGAATACTTGTCATATTCGTCATTTTCAACAACAAATTCTTGATAGTTGCCCATGTTATCTGCTTCTGCGTCCCAACCAATCATCATAATAACAATTGTTTTGATATCAGTACCATATATTTCATTATGGGCTTCGGCATAAGCCGCACCTTGTAGGAAGTAATCATCAATCCACTCTCGTTTTTTTGGTTTACGACTTGTTTTAAAATCAATGATTGCTTGTTTACCTTTCCATACACCAACGCAGTCTGTTGTGCCAGCATAGAGACCAGGATAATATAGAGGAACTTCTGTTCCCCATACTTCATCTAAATTTGATAAACCCTTTTCAATGACAATCTCTGATAACTCTCTTGCCATCTGATGAATGAGATTTGTACCTCCAGGTCTATCTTCTTCTAAGATGTATTTTTCTAAATGTAAATGAACTTGTGTTCCAATACCAGTAGCAAGACGTATAATTCTTTCTGCTTCTTCATTTCCGACACGTCTGCGCCATTCGTGTAGTGCAGTCTTATCCTTTAATGCGTCTAGTACTGTTGTAACACTTGGTAAAGGCTGTCCGTCGGGCGTTTGATAATGCCGACTGCCTCTAATGGTTACTCGTTCGAGTGGGTTGTATGTGAATTTTTCTTTAAGCATAGTATTATTATACTACACTTTGAGATAGAAATCAAGTGTTTTTTACAAATTTTCTTTGATTTCTTCTATTAGTTTTGCTTTAGTGTGGCGACGGTCTAATTGAATACCTAGATTTTCTTCAGCCCACATATCAATCTGCTTCTTAGTCATTGAAGTAAAATCTACTTCTGCTATTACTGGCGCATCTTCGACTACATTAATTGTCTCGCCAACTGCTATTGATACGATTTCACTTGTTGCGATTGCGTTCGCTAAATCTCTTTCTTCATTTTTTGCAACACGACCCATGAATTCACGATGTCTTTTTGCGTCTTGGACTTCTTTTCTAATTTGTCTCTTTTGTGGAGAAAGTTTTTCTAGAGGATCCTGTTTATCTTTTTTAACCTGTTCAATGTGGTCTTTCATCTCTTCTTTAGAGATAGTTTTCATTTCACCTTTAACTATAAATGCCATTATTTTTCCACCTTTTTCTTTGCGGTTTTGACTGCTAATTTATGTACTGAATCTTTGTCAGCCTCATCACTTTTTTTATTATGTCTGTGAACTAATTCTATTGAATCTGTTGTAACCTTTGATATATATTTACTATTTGCTAATAAATCAACCAAAGATTCTTCATCTACTGTGTAGCCCATTCCATTTAACTCACGAACCATCATTTCTGTAGTAATTGAGGGTATATCATTCGCTTTCAACGAGATGAGATAAGCGTTAATATCACCCATTAACTGGGCGTCATAGTTTGCCTTCTCAAGTAAAAGCGTAGCAATCTTCATATTATGCTCTTTCTTCTCTGCCTAATGGATTTGATTCTTCGCCAGATGCTGATTCATCACCACCAAAGTCTGCTGTGATATCATCTTCTAAGTCTGCACCCATATCGCCACCAAGTTCAACATCACCCATGTCATCAGCCATCTTTTCGCCTGATAATACTAGAGTTGCATCTTGTACTGCATCTTTAGCCGAACGTGCTTGTCCTAATAGACCGTTAATTGCGTCATCAACTGAACCTTTGAACGTTGCTGATTGTTCTGGACCATGTGAGTATGCCATTTCGTCTGCTAATGGACCGATTTGGTCGTTTTGAATCTTACCTAATTTTTCAATTACGTCTTGTAACTCATCAACAATGCCACGTGCAGCCATTGTGATTTCTGCCTCTGCGGCATCAACTTCAAGTAAAGCATTTAACTGCTCCATTAAAGATTTTTCTAGTTTAGTTTGTTTCATTTTATTTCCTCGATTGTTTAATCTATTACATTCCGTATAATTCTGTTTGGTCATCCCATTCATCATCTATCTTTTCAAGTTTTTCTTTAATTCCATATAAGTCACCAGTTCCTGCTTTATCGCCGGTATTAAAAAATAAATGACTGTTTTTTGCTCTATATTGTATCGCATGGTCTAAGTCTGATATAGTAAGTCTTAATCTATCTTGAACACGAGATAATTGCGAATCGTTTACATAACGATAATGTTCAGGACCTTTTTCTTCATCATCTTCGTTAACTGCTTTCATCTGGACTGCTTCAGGAATATTATCACCTGAGTAACGTTCTGCATCCAGATTTTTCATTGCAAATGCTTCTACATCTTTTGGATTGCCGTGAAATGAAACATTATATCCCATCCCGCCATATCCTTGAACTCTTTTACCATCCTTTTTATGATAACGCATTTTTAGATTAAAATCATCCCAATTATTAAGTTTGATTTTATCTTCGGGATTATCTTTGTTGTGTTGTCTGATATCAAAATCATCATAATGTGGTTCAGTATAAGTACTGCCATCATTACTATAGAATCCTGGTCCACCAAAGTAACCAAACTTATTAGTAGGATTCAGGTCAGAATATTTATCCTCTTGAACTGCATTTAATTTTTTCTTACCCTTTTCTTCTTCATCTTCTTCTTTGATTGATTCTGACTGTGAATTATTCATTATTGAATCTATCATGTCATCAATCGAAGAAAATACACCTTGCCCATTAGAGGCGGCTTTTTCTTTATCTGTCCAATTAACAATCCAATTCCAACCCATTTCATCTAGAACGAAATCACCAATCTTATTACCGTCTTTCATAATTGCGTGAACTTCAGTTTCATCATTAGGAATTAATTCAATATCTCCAACCGTTACTGAATGAGTCGAAGCCCATTGTTTAGCAAGTTTACCTTCAACAAAAGGAAGAAGTTCTTCGTCTTCTTTTAAAGTTTCGCCGTGTACTTTTAACAAGGCAGTGATTGTTTCAATCATAAGCATGTTTTCTACATACTTTGCACTCATGTATTGGTCTTTCAACTCAAGTTGTTCAGCCTGAAGTGATGTTTTTGCTTCTTGTAATGTATCAAAATCACCTTCAACTTCATAACCAAAGTTTTTCTTTAGATATTCATTCATTCGTGAAGATATGTTAACTTCAGTCGAATTAAAGAAACTTGTTGTATGTAAATTCATATTAATTATCCCAGTATACTATATATTACTTGTATTTATCTTTTAATACACAACTATAATATTTAAAGAATTATATCTTCGTAAAGATGTGATATTTTTCTTTTTGCGTGACTGGCATTGTCTTTTGATTCTGAGAATCTTGCTTGAGCGATATCCATTCTGCCTTCATTCGTTGCACGTTTGGCAACTTGATATGAATTTTTATGTTGAATTGCTCCATTATAATGACGTTCAAATAAGTCATTTAATTTAATTATTTCCATAATTTCTGGTGAATTAATTGCTTTGCCTTCATTGAGATGATTAGCAATGCAACAAACTGTCTCATATAATTGAATATCTTCGAATAATAGAGAATCACTACGGGTATCAAGTATATCGTATCTATCTTCTTTGTTTTTCTCTACTGAAAATGCACCAACTTTGACGCCTTTATCAGTTTTAGTAGATTCCGTAATTGTTTTCTTGACTTTATGTGCTACACTTGTTGTTGCTTCAGCAAAACCTTTCATAATGTTTGACATTGCATCTATATCTGAGCGTTTTACGCCCGGTGATATGTCTACATGAGATGAATTATTTTGAGGGGATGATGTTTCTTTTAATTCAACTTTTTCTCCATTCATCATTTTTCTTAGATTAGACATAAAGTCTACATCTTGTTTAGTTGGTACTGACATTTAGAACTCCTAGTTGTTAAACAGTTTTATACCCTCGCAACGTAGGAACCAACACACCTTTGTATGTTAATTTCTCTGCCAAGAGTGCTTCTCTTCCTGACAATTGCGATTCGTTTACGTAATCTCCTTCAGAGAAGTATTTGGTTATCAAATCTTCCTCTTCCTCTGTAATCATTACAAATAACCCACCTAATACTTCTTTTAACTTCATTGTTGCTCTTCCTGAGCCTTTTGTTGTGCTTTTCTTAATCTATTAAGTAAATTTCTAAACTGTATTCTAGTATCTGGACTTCCTGCAAGGCCATCTAAATTCTGGGCTTGATACGCTATTGCTTGTCTCTGAATAGGAGTCAATGCTTTTCCCTGTTCTGCTTTGTCCATTGCGTCTGCTGTTATTGCCGCTGTTGCCCCGCCTAAGTTGTCTCTTCCAAGGCGTTGCATTGCTTGAATTCTTGCTGATTTAACTTTAGCCGCGGTATCACTACTCATAGGACCTGTTGCTACAATTGGTTCTTCTTCTGTATCTGTATCTGTGTATGCGTCCCCGCCCTCTGCGTCTGGGCCTTGTGAGCCTGTGCTGTATGCTTCGTCAATTTCTAACCCCATAGTTTTCTTAATCAAAGCCGCATCTTTAGTTTTATATGCTGTCATTATTTCAACATAATCAGAGAATGATAATGTTTTTAGTCTGTTTTCAACGTCATCA